ACGTGTCGGTGCCGGCGCTGTTTATCGACGGCCGCCCGGTCTAACTCTCCTCGCGGGTAATTGCCGCAACACTCAAGCCCGGCCGTCTTGGTCGGGCTTTCTTTTTTCTCTCCAGCACGGGATATGAGCCGATGGCCGCAACAGTCGTCGTTTCCCGCAGCCGTCCGGCCGGTCGCTCGGCAAATCCATCATGGCACTGAAAATCGAAACAGCCAACGTCTGGTCACGTCTTCAGACTGGACTCGGTCAATTGGATAAGACGAGCCGCAGCACACTGAACCGTGCGGCCGTCACGCTCGGTCGTCGCTGGCCGGCGCAAGCCAAGCGCGATATCTCAAGCCAATTCGCCCTGAAGCCATCGAAGATATCGAAAACGCTGAAAGCGAAGATCAGTGGTGGCAGCGTTTCGCTGACAGCCTTCGGCAGACCACAACCGTTGATCTCCTTTCCGGCACGCCAGCCCAAGCGCGGCCTAGGCGTGATCGTGCAGATCGAGAATGGCAAGCCCGTACTGATCGCGCACGCGTTTATTCAAGTCCCTGCAGGCGCGCCGCAAGCCGGTCCAATGGTCTTCATTCGACTGTCGGCGCTTGGTGATCTTCCAGACGGCGTCACCGCTAAGTTGGTAAACGGCAATCGCACGAAGCACGGCTATCCGATTGCATTGCTACGCGGACCGACCGTGGCGGACATGCTCGCTGCTGGTGATCGCGAGGATCGTCTTTTCGATTTCGCTCAAAAAGTTCTGGCCGATGAATTCGACCGGTTGAATATAGCTGAGGTCTTGCGTGGCCAATAATCGCGACGAAACCATCCGGGTCAATTACGACGTCACCGGTCAGGACAAAATCAAATCTGCGCAGGATGCAATGCGTGGAGTTTCGGATGCGGAGGCCGTTGCGACCGCTGCGCACGAGAAAGAGCAAGTCTCGCTCGATGCGCTAGCGGAAAAGTACGCAATCCTGCAGCGTGGCATTGAGCTATTCAAAGAGCTAGCGCTGACTGTAGGCGGCTTGGTCGCGTTCGAGAAAATCAAGGAAGAAATCGGCTCGGTTCTGGAAACCGGCGACAAGTTCGAGAAATTCGGGATTCAGTTCACCAACGCATTCGGCGGCGTCGAGCAGGGCGCTCAGGCGTTTGAAAAGGTCAAAACACTAGCCGAATCGACGCCCCTGAGTCTCGACGTCGTAACCGAGGCTGCGCTGCGCATGCGCAAGGAGGGGCTGGATCCTCTCGACGGCTCACTGCAAACGCTGATCGACACCAACGCCAAGTATGGCGGCAGCGCCGAACAGCTCACCGGCCTGGTCGATTCCTTCGCTAAGGCGATGGCACGTGGCGAACTGAACACGCGCCTGCTCGTCCAGTTGCAAGAACAAGGCGTCCCGGCGGCAAAGCTGCTGGGCGACGCCATGGGTCTGACGGCCGATCAGATCAACAAGATGGCCAAGCAGGGCGAGCTGGGGCGCAGTTCGATAGCGCTTCTGCTCAATCAGTTGGCATCGGCGAATGGCGGTGCTGCCGCCTCAGCCATGGGCACGCTCACTGCCCAAGTCACGAAGCTGCACGATCAGTGGGATGAATTTCTCGAGCTAATAGCGAAGTCCGGCGTCTATGATTTCGCGAAGGAAGAACTTCGCCAGGTCGGTGAGGCGATCCAAAAAGGCCTAGGCGATGGATCGTTGCAGGAAAAGGCGCAAGCGATTTCCGACGCAATTGTCGGTATCGGCAAGGCGGCAATCGGCGTCGTTTCGTTCCTCACGGAGCACGCGCAAGCGGTCAAAGAAGTAGCCGAGGCATACGCGCTATTGAAGCTCGGCGGTCTGGCCGTTGATATTACAAAGCTCGGATTGCAGGCCGCAGAATCCGCGGCGCTGATGGTGAAATTCGGCGGCGCTGGCGGTGAGGCAGCAATTGCCGCCGGAAGCGTTGCCACGAATGCCGAGCGCGCCGGCAGAAGCCTCGGAGTTGCCGGTGAGCAGGCGAAGAACGCCGCGACCGCTGCCGCCGCTGCGCGCAGTGGGTTGCTTGGCATAGTTGCCGCCATCAGCGCTTTCGATCTTGTAAAGCTCAGCGAGTTTGCGGATTTGCTGCGCGAAGATCGGCGCGCGAGCGATGCGCTTGCCGAGGCTCATGCCACAGTCAATAGGATGTTGGCCGAAAGAAAGGACAGGCTTGCTGCAGCCGCCGCCGCTACAAAAACAGCGATCGCTGCGGACACCGAACATACCGAGGTAACGCAGAAACTTTCAGACGCAGTCCTGGGAGTAGTCAATAGGCTTGAGCGCTTGCGCCAGGAAGGCGCTTCCTCTGTCGAAGCGGTGCAAGGCGCATTCGACAAAATCGAAATTCACACCCCGGAAGGGTTACTGGAAATCGAGCAAAAGATTGTCAACATTGAATCTGCATCGAAGGACGCCAAGGAGGCGATTGGTTCCGAACTTGTTGGTGCGCTGGAAAAGCTCGATGCCGCCGACCTATCGCAGTTTCAGCACAGCGTTACGAAGGCGCTTGCCGACGGCAAGGACAATGCCGAAGCGCTTTCGCAAGAACTGCAGGATGTACTTGAGGCCGAACTGGTCAAGGTCGGCGAGACAGCCGAAGAGGCTGGCGTCAAGTTCACCAAAGCCGGCCAAGAGATCATCACCGATTTTCGTGCGATCTCGGAAAACGCTCAGGCCAGCGGACGGCAAATCAGCGAAGCATTCGACCACGCACTTTCGCAGGTAAAGACGAGCAGCGAAGTTGAAGCGCTCAAAATACAGCTCAAGTCCGCCTTCGATCAGGGCAAGATCAGCGCTACGGAGTTTGCGCGCGCCTCTCAAGAAGCGGCTAACGCACTGCTCAATATTCAGATCAACGCGAGCCCGCTTGAGCAGGAGATGCGTAGGATTGGCGTAGCCAGTCAGCAATCACTGCAAATAACTGCGGACGCCGCAAAACAGGTCTTTGAGGATGTTAGGGCTGGATCCGATGGTTCGGCAAAATCAATTGCGGACCAGCAGAATACTTTTCTCGCCTACGCTAAGGCGAAGTTAGCAGCTTCAGCACAGTTAGGGGCAGCAGCGCGCGCTCAAGCGGAAGCGGAACTTGCGCCACTTGCCGCGATATTGGGAATCAGCGGAGCATTCAAAGACGCCGCCGATAATTCTGCGGCTAGTGCGGCGGCAATGATCACTGATGCCGATCGCGCGCAAGCAGCGTTTGAGCGTGAGCACCAAGCGCTGTTAAGACTGCGCGGCGGTTTCTCTGGCGGGGACGGCGGAAGCGTCCCGCCGCTCGATGAGGCCGCCAAGAATGCAGCCGCCGAGATTCAATCAATGGGCGACGACGGCGGCGCCTCTCTCGCGCAGCTGGATAATGCACTAGCAGACACACGTCAATCATTGCTCAACATTTCCGACGCGGCAGCAGCGGCATTCGACGCTCGCCTGGTCGGAGACTTTGCCGGCGCTCTGGATTCGGCCGGAAACGGTGCGCTCGGATTCTCTCGCGCGATCATCGCGATGAACCAGGCCTTCGCCGATACCACGCGCGAAATCGCAAACCAGCGCACGGCCCTTACCAACGAAATCGCCGATATCAACAAGCTCGGCACGTCGTCGCAAGCGACATTTGGCGGGTTTGGCCAGAACGTCGAACTAGCAACAAAGCACATCGACGACATGATCGCCGCGATTCAGAACGGCACGTATAACGCCGGTCTGCTTGGGCAGCAGGATTTACAACCGCTTCTGCAAGCATTGGAAGCCGCGAAGCAACGCACCGAGGAGGCAGCGCAAGCCGCCGAGCAGGCAAGGCAGAAGTTCAACGATCTCGCACAGTCGATCCATGACGAACTTCTGCAGGCGCAAGGCGACGAGAAGGCGCTTGAAGATGAGCGGCACCAGAAACGCCTTGATGATCTGAAGGCCGAGGCGCAGGCGGCAAACCAGCTCAATTCGCAGGCGTATCGACAAGCCGTGGATGACGAAAACGCCCTGCACGCGCTCAAGGATAAGAACATTGCCGACAGCAACGCAAAGCAGAATCAGTCGGCCAACACCTCGAACAAGTCTCAGAGCAGTAGCGGCCCCGCATCGGATTCTTCGGGAGGCGGCTCCGCTACTGGAGGTGGTTCACTCGTTACGAGCAGCAATCAGCAGAGTGTGGTGCACAACATAACCGCTCATATTGACCTATCGAATGCGATTTTCGTCGGAGCTAGCAAGGCCGACGTCGAAAACATGCTGCTCAAGAAAATCATCATTCCAGGCTTGCAGCAGGCGCAGGCTCAATCCGTCAAACCGCTACTAGGTCCGCAACGGTAGACCATGAAATACATCGCCAACAATCGCAACATTGTCAGGGAAGCGACATTGAGCGCGACGAACATTGTTGCGTCCAATGCCATCTATCGCACCGACGATGCGCCGAAGGCTGGCGGTGGTCAGGTGTCATTGAGCGGCGATTACACGGGCGATGCGGATACGACGATCGACGTGAAGATCGTGGATACGACGATCGCCGGCACGCCGAAAATTTCCGCGCCAACATTCGCTGGTATCGGCAATGGCACGATGACCGATATCGCAGCCGACAGCACGATCGCGGCGCAAGAGTTCGTGGTCACGCTCGAAGACCTGGGCACTGCCACTGCGAAAGCGTACGCGCCGTTTCAGGGCGTCACGCTGCAGGCCAAAGCATCCGGCACGGCCGGCAACGCTGTGTTCCTGGCCGTGGACAATAGCGGCCTGTCGTTCGCCGCAACGACGTTCTCGCTTGCGCACGATTTGCAGCAGGGCACGAACGAATACACCGGCGACGAATGGGATTTCGGCGCGGTCACGCTCAATTCCGACCTGACCATTCCTGACGCCGCCCCGCGCATTGCGTTCGGCGCCGATCCGCAGATTTATCGCGCGTACAAGTTCTATCGTTCAGGCCATTACGTCTACGGGTTCTCTCCGGCTCCAGTGCGATCCATCGCGGCGGGAACTGACGTGAAACTCGTGTCGGGCTCGCGCTCGATCACGGTCGGCAACGGCACGTCCTCGGACACAATGACATCGATCGTGAGCGTCTACGACGCGCTCAGCGCGATCCGCACGCACTCCTCGCTCGTGGACGTCATCGGCGCGATCGTCAACGACAAGACTGCAGGGGGGCAAGGTGCTACCGATTTGTCTGCATGGACTTCCTCATACCTGATTTCCCAAGCCGGCACCGGTAGCGATGCGGCGATTCATGCCGATTTCGTCGTGACGCCAGACTCGGATGCACCGACCGAAAGTCTGACCATTCAATGCGTCGACGGCACGGTCGTCGGCCAGGAAAAATGGCAGGTACGCGGCAATGTGTCTCAGCGCTTGGCCGATGCCGTAACCGGCGTTCTATACAGCGACGGTGATTATTCGTTCACGATCCCGCGCGCCAGCATTGGCAACAACGCTCCGACCGGCAACATCACGGTCGAATTCGTTCCGTCCGCCGACCGCGACTCGATGCCGTCGCTGTGCGCGGTTGAACCGCTGATCGGTTCGGCTGGACGCCCCGGCACATGGAGCTTTGTATACACCAAACGCCCGGCGTCGATCTGTGATTGCACAACAGGCGATTTGGCAGGCACGCCGTCCGATACGTGCCTTGGAATTGAACCCATTGGAGGAGACATGAGCAACGAGTCGAGATTGATTCGACTCCAACGACTGACGACAACGGTTCGCAGCTTGATCGGAAGCAATACATCGCCGCCGCTCGCCTCGGACGCGATTGATGTCGATTGGATCGAAAAAACTGCAGGCATTCTCAAGAAATGCCTGGACGCCATTTCCAATGGCACGCTTGTCGATCCGGTATGGACCGCGTCGACGGTGCTCGCATTGGATGCGGCGCGCTCACCTACGGCCGCTAATGGCTATCGCTACGCGGTCACGACGGCAGGAACCACGGGCTCTACTCAGCCGACCTGGCCGACGACTGTCGGATCAACGGTTAGTGATGGTTCTGTTACGTGGACGTGCATCGGCAAAACTCCATTCCTCGCTTGGGATGATGTCTACGCACAGTGGAAGATGGAGGCGTCCAGCTTCTCCGGCACCACAAACGACACCAGCTCGATTGGTCCGTTCGCGGCATGGGCCGCGAGTACCGTCACTGTGCTCGGTCACGTCGTGCGTCCTGTGTTCGCGCATACCACCGGGCATTTGTACAAATGCACAACCGCAGGCACCACGAGCAGTTCCGAGCCGACGTGGCCAACTGCAAGCCTGGGTGGCGTGACGGACGGCTCGGTTGTATGGGCCGAATTCCTCCAATACTGGAAAGCGAGCAACCCGCAATTGCTCGGCGACCGCGCAACTCCCGGCGATGGATTTGTGTGGGTCGTCACCACGGCAGGCACCACGAGCAGCAGCGAGCCGAACTGGTATAGCGCCGGCGCGACGATCACGGACGGCTCCGTCGTGTGGACGAAGACCGTGCAATCCGATGTCGTGCCGTTAACGCCTTCGGATGAGTTTTTCAAACGCTACCAGTCGATGTGCGATGACGTGGCCGCTGCCGCAGGAATCGACCCGGATTTTAAGCAAGCCGGCACCGAAGGAGACGGATGCTGGCAAGATTTTGGCGGCGATTACTGGTGGGTGTTTCAAGGAGATGCACCCTACCTTCCAATTCAAACCGGGCACTATTACCACAGCGCCCAGATGATCACCGGTTCCGATGGCAAAGCGGAAATAGTCTCGACGAAAGAGTTCGCGTTCGGGCCGAAGTTCGGCTGCCCGGAAAACCTCAAAGAAGGCGACGTGATAAAAATCACGATCGGCGGTGTTGGCGTCAACTCGCACGGCTACCAGGCCGGCGACACGTTCACCGCGGCGATCGTGCATGCCGTGCCTGTTCCGTTCGGCGGCGGTCAGACTGGCGACGATACGCTCACGTTCTCGGTTGTGGGTGATGTGGTTGGGCGGCTTCCTGATTATGCGCTCGTGACGACGGCGCTCGCCGCGTACGACGACTCGAGTCACTTGGGGTTCTCGATCACTCCGGGCGGCATTGCGTTCGCACTCGGCGATTCGTTCCGATTCAAAATCGAGGGCGGCCATTTCCAATGGCGCCGCGACGGCGGGTCGTGGTCGGCGGATATTGAGATCGCAAGCACCGTCTCGCTGGTCGACGGCCTGTCCGCGAATTTCGACGGAGGCCACGCTCCGAGCTGGGTCACAAACGACGAATGGTCGTTCAAGGCCGAGGCGATCAACGGCCCCGATGGCCTGCGCCAGCCGACCGATGCGCGCTGCCAGTGGACAGGCAGCACGGCGATTGTGGTTGACCCAGGCGACACCGAAGTGATCACCGGCATTCTGATAGGCGACCATACGATTCCGGATTCTGCCACGATCACTCTCGACGGCAGCGACGACGACTTCGCGACGACGCCGTTCTCGCAAGTCATCCCTTGGAAGCAAACGCACATTTATGTGCCGCTGACTGCAGAGCGCGCGAAGTATCGGCTATCGATCAACGCAGCTGGCAGCATTCAATGGCTACACCTCGGAGATGCGTTCCAGGCTTCGGTCAACAATGGCGCGATCGACCTTGGCAAGCTGATCAAACGCCGCCGTATGCCGAGCATCGCATCCCGCCGTTCACTACATGCGCAGATTGATCACGCGATGATGTCGCAATCCAGCGCCGACGATCTTGATGCGCTGCTATCCCACGCTTGCGAATTCGACGATGGACGCATCGGCATCGTTCCGAACGACACCGACGATGATGTGGGTATCGTCAAGTTCTCGGCCGGCACGCTGGAAATGAACGACGCGCTGGCGTTCCAATCGAGTTC